CGCAGAGTTAGTAGTATGGGCAATCAATCAACCAGAGTATATCAATGTCAACGAATTGTCGATTGACCCGATACAATATGGAACGTACGCAAGAGAGGTATAAGTTTGTTAGTAATTAAGAATATAACAATAAGAAATTTTATGAGTGTGGGCAATGTAACCCAGGCTATCAACTTGAATAAAGATGAACTGACATTAGTCTTAGGTAACAATGTTGATTTAGGTAGTGATGGTGCCCGTAACGGAACTGGTAAGACCACTTTAATCAATGCGTTATCATATGGATTATATGGCAAAGCACTTACAAATATTAAGCAGAACAATCTAATCAACAAAACCAATGGCAAAGGTATGATGATTACTGTTGATTTCACATACAACGGAAACGAATATAGAATTGAACGTGGTCGTTCTCCTAATGTATTTCATTTCATGCGTGATGGTATGGAACTTGGTGATAACAGTGTAGAGAATGCAGGTCAAGGCGAAATGCGAATGACCCAAATTGAAGTAGAGAATATTATTGGACTTTCTCATACAATGTTCAAACATATTGTTGCGTTGAATACTTACACTGATCCGTTTCTGGCATTACGTGCTGGTGACCAAAGAGAGTTAATCGAAGAACTATTGGGAATAACTGAATTATCTCGCAAAGCAGAAGTGCTAAAAGAGATATCAAAGAACACAAGAGAGCAAATAAAAGAAGAAGAATATACATTAAAAGCCGCCGAAGACACGAATGCTCGTATTCTTAAAAGCATTAAAGACATTGAACGCAGACAAAGAGTTTGGACAAATAAACAAACAACAGATTTAGAAACATTAGAAACTGAACTATCTTCATTAACACATTTAGATATAGAATCTGAATTAAAGAATCACGCATTGGTAGTAACATATAACGAAAATTCATCAGAGATTAGTCAAGCAACATCTTGGATTAATAGCCTTGAAGCAGACAACACAAAGCAAAATAAATTAATAGAACGATTAGATAATGAAATAAAACTAATTGAAGAACATAAATGCCATGCGTGTGGACAAGATATACACGATACTAAACAAGAAGAAATTCTTGGCAGTAAGAACACACAAAAAGAAGAGGCAATATTACAATTGACTACTAATGAAAGTTCTCTCTTAGAACATAATTCAGCAATAGAAAAAATTGGAGATATAGGCGAGAAACCTGTTACATTTTATGATACATTATCGAATGCGTATGAGCATCAAAATTCTGTAGAAAAACTAGAAGAAGCAATAGAAAATAATAAAAATACAGAAGACCCGTATGTTGACCAGATAAATGATATGAGAAATGATGCGTTAGAAGAAGTAGATTATTCTCGTATGAATACGATGGTTTCTCTACAAGAACACCAAGAATTCTTATTGAAATTACTAACTAACAAAGACAGTTTTATACGTAAAAAGATTATAGACCAGAACTTAAGTTACTTAAATTCTCGTCTAGCATATTACTTAGATAAGTTGGGATTACCACATGATGTTGTGTTCCTGAGTGATTTAACAGTAGAAATCACTGAATTAGGTCGTGATTTAGACTTTGATAACTTATCTAGGGGTGAAAGAAATCGACTTATACTAGGTTTAAGTTGGAGTTTCCGTGACATATTCGAGTCATTATACAGTACAATTAATGTATTATTTGTAGATGAATTGATAGATAGCGGAATGGACACAAACGGTGTCGAATCATCACTTGCTGTTCTTAAAAAGATGACAAGAGATGGAAATAGAAGTGTGTATTTGATATCACACAAAGATGAATTACAAGGACGAGTGCAAAGCGTTCTTAATGTAATAAAAGAAAATGGTTTCACAAGTTTTTCTCACGAAGAGGAAAGCGCCATGTACAACACATAGGAGTAAATATATGAGTACTAATGCAGAAATTATGGAAGCAATTGAAACATACCAGGCAGAAAATGCCAAGTTTGAAGAAAAAGGTATAAAAGCCTCTGCGGCTCGTGCCAGAAAGGCACTAGGCGATATCGGAAAACTTACAAAGGTACGTAGAAAAGAAATCCAAGAAAAAAAGAACAATATGTAAAAAAATATCAAAAAAAGTTGGAAAACGCTTGACTTTGGGATTTTATAATGTTATAATAATGTTATTGATGAATCCTTTGTCTCCTCTAAACCTCTCTCATCAGACTTAGGTTTCATTGATATCTCTATATAGCGAGAGAGTACCACATATAAATGGAGTAACTCCGAGTTAATAGAGAGCAAAACGGAAAGCCCAGCATAATCTTGCTGGGCTTTTTCTTTGACTGACTAAATAGATTAACGTATTCAATTTGAGAGGGTTCCATGTTATCATCACAAACAATAGAAAAAGTAAAATGGTCAGCAACATTTATGTTTGTATGTGCTGGTACTTTAATATCTTTGAATCTTCCTGAATCAAAATACGCATTTCCGTTATTCGCAACAGGACATATAATTGCTATCTACGTCTTTACAATACTTAAAGACAATCCATTAATTGTACAGAATATATTTTTCTTATTGATTGATATGATAGGAATCTATCAGTGGTTGTTGTCGCCTCTATTTTAAAATAATATTTATATATAAATTATAAACAAAACGCCATAAATACTAGTATGATTTTCACATTGTTGGGAGAGAAGCGATGACATCAAAAGAATTTACGGTAGAAGGATACGAACGTATCATTCACATTGAACATGAAGAGTCAGGTCTTGACGCATTCATCGTAATTCACAACACAACATTAGGTCCTGCTATCGGTGGGATTAGATGCCACAGTTATTCCACGAACACAGCACAGTTAGACGATGCGATGCGTTTAAGTGAGGGCATGACTTTTAAGAATGCCGCGGCAGGATTAAATCACGGTGGCGGAAAGACAACAATCAATGCATTAAAAATCAAAGATAGAAATCTGGCATATCAAATATTAGGACAAGCAGTAGAAGAACTTAAGGGTTCTTATATCTGTGCTGGTGATGTAGGCACAACAGTTGAAGATTTATTCAAAGTCAAAGATGCAACTGAGTACGTTGCAGGTATATCACTAGACAGTAGTTTGCCAACTGCATTAGGAACTCACACGAGTATCAAAGCATTACTCAAAAGAGATGGACTGAAAACGAAAGACCAAACATTCACAGTTCAAGGTCTAGGTAAAGTAGGAAAACATCTAGTTAAAATGTTAGATGGAAAGATAGAAGCCTATGACCCATTTGTTGAAGACTTAGAGGGAGTAACTCACATAGAAGAAAGTAAAATTTTACAAGGAGAGTTTTATGTTCCTTGTGCGTTGGGTGGTTCTCTGAATGGATTTTCACTCGCATCAATCAAATCAAAATATGTTTGTGGTAGTGCAAATAATGTGTTCGGGTCAAGAAAAGATATCATAACAGCACACGACATGGGAATAAAATATGTTCCAGACTTCATCACCAACTGTGGCGGAGTTGTAGCAGTAGCATTAGATTTCAAAAAGAAAGACTATAAATCAGCATTGACCACAACACTTACAAAACGTATCAACAAGATTTTAGATATGGCGGAAGCAGATAGTATTCCTATACAACACGCTGCCGAACAACTGGCAAACGATAGACTTAAATAATACTATATTTTTTGTTTAAGACTTTGTAAGTACTCTTTGAGAATTTTTGAACTTCCAACTCGAACATTGATAATACCATTATAGTATTCGTCTGTTTCTAAGACTCTACGGTCAAATTGTTCTTTGGCTTCTACATAACTTAATGCACCACGACTAGGACAGTAGTGGAGGATTTCACGTGTAAACTTATCTTGACCTAAATTTTTTACGTCCGCATTCAAATGGTCAGAAGAACCCCAATAAGTTCTCCAATCACTTTCTTTAAATCCACGTCTTTTGTTCTTCTTACCTTTAAGTGGCGGTTTTGTTGTTTTAAATCTTGCTAACTTCTTACCTATATACTTACGATTGTTTGTAAGATTCGTAATTACATATACAAATCCTTCTACGTCTTCGGGTAAATCATTAACAACTTCATTATTATATGTCCATTCACTCATTAAATCGTCTCATTGTTTGGTATCTTATTAGGTCTAAAGACCTAATATCATCGGAAATTTCTTTTCGTTTCACTCAAAGAACATTTCCTTGATATTTATTTCTTCCATTTAATATTATTTATTTTTAATTACTTGTTCAGTTTGGAAGACACAATTGCCCATCCGACTGGGCAACTGCTGAGATACTTGTTCTCGTTCATCAGCATCCATGTCTAAGTTAGCCACTAGTAATGGCGAGGTCGGTTGACGATTCCCTCTTAACTTAGTATTGCGTCTTTCGACTCAACGGCACCTTGATTAATCCACATGAATAAAAAAATCAAAGTTGGTAGTATTATAAATCTACCAGCGGTGTGTACATTTCTGTACGGTAAATACTAGTCATTCGATTACCTTTAGGGCAATGAATGTTTTGTGTTATAAACAGTTCTTGTGGTTACGAGAAGCAGTGTCAGAGTTCACCCAACTTATCCGAACGTATGTAAAATATACGCCCTCAATCCCGAGTCGGCATCCCGACTAACAGTTCCACTATGTAATGCCGTATTAGTTCTTTATTAGTTCTTTGGGGGATTTGTATT